TGGAGTGTTTACGCAAGGGGGAAGACGGGGAACTTGATAGGGCTTATATTCCCGAATTGGAGGCGTATAGAACCGGGGCAGTTCCCTGACGATGACTTTATAGTAGGTGTGGACTTCGGGTATACCAATGACCCCACGGCCATTGTCAAGGTGGCATGGGGAGGGGAAAATATATATGTACAGGAATTAGCCTATGCACCCGGAATACCAGCAAAGGAAATAGTTCAGATACTAAAGGCGAACGGGGTAAAAGAAAAACAAACTAGGGTGTACTGTGAGCATGACCCCGATATGATTGCACAATTAACACAGCTAGGGATGTTATCTATACCAGCTCGCAAAGGCCAAGGTAGTATTAATGCAGGTATAATGAAGTTAAAGGAATACCACGTATATTATACCAACGATAGTAGCAACTTAGATAATGAGTTAAGCCGTTATATGTGGGCAATGGATAAGAACACGGGTAAACCGACCAATACGCCAGCTTCAGGATTTGACCACTTAATAGATGCGGTTCGTTATGCAGTTTACTCGCATTTTTATAGAATGGGATAAAAAAACAGTTGTTCGATTCATGTTTGTACCTTACATTTGTATAGCATAATGAACTACTCCTTAAACTTCCCATTTAACATATTTTCCAATGACGGACATGAGATGTACGATAAGTTCACCAAGGGCATTAAGACTGAATATTGCGACCATTATATTTGTAAGAATTACGGTTATGATGACATGAAAGAGCATTTGTATAGCGGCGAATTGATACAAGTACCATGTTCAACCAGAGTAGGGGTAGATTACTTGTTTAAGGTGACCGACATAGACCAAGATAAATTAGTTACCCTTGAATGGGTAGGGTTGGTGGAATAAAAATATAATCAGACAAATACAATAAACTTATAAATAAAAAGTACTTTGAATTACAAAGTATACTTATATTTGTAAAGAATTTAGTTTTTTCATCTCCTTTTATCGACAAGTACCGTTGTAACAACAGGCATGAGATAGAAGGGTAAAACCTTAAAGATGGCTTTTAAGTTTAGTATGGAAATAAACGGGCTGCCAAAAATAGGTAACTTGTTTAAATCAACGAAAAAAGCTATGCTACCTGTAAGCGGTGGCGGTTCTGCTTTAAATGCGGATAATATTTTTTTCAAGGTAATTGACGGCCAGATAGTAATATCTACTGCAGACAACGAAAAGGTTAATTGGTATTATAATTGCCCACCGTTATCCATTATCATGAACCGTAAAGCCATGTTGTTTAACAATGGTAAAGTGGAAATGCTATCAACAGACCCTAGCAGGGAAGACTTCCGATATAAAGAACATGGGCAGTTATGGAAGTTATATAACAACCCAAACCCATTAGTAACAGGCAGACAATTTAGAACACAAATCAAAACCACTTACGAGCTGTTTGGTTTTTGCGCGGTTTTAAACATATACCCGGATTTGGGAGGGAAAAAAGACGTGCCTAGTGAACAATGGGTATTGCCGAATCAATACCTAGAGATTAAATGGCGGTCTATATACATTGGTGCAACTTCCATACATGACATGATAGACGAGGTAAGATTTGGCACGGACGGAAATAAAACGGTACTACCAAAGGATGATATTTATTTTTTCACCGACTTGACAACTGGGTTAGACGCTTCACCGTTCCCCACGCCACGGACGGAATCATTAAAGTATAACATTACCAACATAGTATTAGGTTTAGAAACCAAAGGTTATGTATTAAAACATAGAGGAGCACAGGGGATATTAAGTAACGAAGCGGTGGATTCCATGCAACAGCCCGTCCCAATGTCACCAGAAGAAAAATCACAATTACAAAGGGACTACCGGAACAGCTATGGCCTAAGCGGTGACCAATGGAACTTAATTATAACAAATCAGTCCTTAAAATATCAATCCATTGGGTTTAACCCCAAGGATTTAATGATACAGGAGTTCATGGAAGCCGATTTAAAGACAATTTCCAACGGCCTAGGCTACCCATATCTTTTATTAGGGGAAGGCTCCGATACCACATTTAACAATCAAAAAGAGGCTAAAGCAAGCGCATATCAGGATTTTGCCGTACCGGAAAGTAACAACTTCTATGAACAATACAATGAGAGCGTAAGGGCAGTAACCCAAGGAAGGAAGTTTATATCAACCTTTGACCATATAGATGTATTACAGGAGAATAAAAAAGAAAGTGCAGAGGTAAGAAAATTAGATTTTATAAGTTATAAAGGGATGTTTAAGAATTGTGTTATTAATTATGACCAATTCTGCGATGGAATGGGTATTAAATCGGAGAATAAGGATATGATAGGGAAGTATTGGAACCAGTTAACGCCGGAACAAAGGGCGATGTTTGATGACACAACAATAGTAGAATCACAAGGTAAGTAATGTATAACCAACAACAGCCAATAGGCAAGCCTCATGTAATAATTTACCCACAAGATGGGGTAAAGACTTATGTATTCCCTAGTGATAGCGGTAGGATATTAAACGAGGAAGAGGTCCAATCGTTAATAGATGCTGGTGGTGGTGGTGGATTAGGTTTTGATGAAATAAGACGTATTAGTTACTTAACAAATTTTTGTAAATGATATTAAAAGGTACAACGGACAAGTTACAAATCGTATTAAACGATAGACCTACTAATGAGTTTGAGGTAGTTGTCGCGTATACCAACATTACAAGTACAACAATAGACGTGGATAGGGTAATTACCATAACGGACGGTACTAGTGTTGTTGACTTGATAGCCTCCATAGCATCAGGAACCAAGGTAAGGGTAGAAAAGATTAATGTTTACAACCCTGACCCGTTGACATGGATAGTAACTATTCAAGTGTATGACGGAACTAATACTAGGGTAGTACGTTCTGTGGACTTGCAACCAGGGGAAACCTTAACATATAGTTGCGAAGGATGGGCAATATATCCCGGTAACAATGGAGGTGGTATAATAACATTGCCTGTTAGTGCTACAGCGCAACTAGCGGACGATGGGAACCCTATATTGTACGGAACAACAATAGCTAACAAAGATTTCTTATCCCTATCAAATAACGTACCTATCGAACAGTCACTATGGAAAGGGGGATTAGTTTTATTCTTCCCTTATTCAACGACCGGGATATGGTTAGGAACTGCAGGCGCTAACTTAGGAAGTGCTACAAGTGTAAACCCTACTATAACCAACCGTTATACATTAATGCGAAGAACAACATTTGCTAGCGTGGTAACCACATTAAACCAACAGGTAGGAACAAGAAGCGAATCGTTATATCTTAGGGGTAATAGTACCGATATAGGTGGGTTTTTTGCTGTTTGCGACTTTGGTTTGGAGGCGTGGACAGCAGGGGATAGGTTGTTCGTTGGATTTTCCTCTGGGACAACTGCCGTGGTAACAGTGCAGCCTTCGACATTGTTCAACATATATGGTTTTTGCATTGAGGCCGGAGATACTGCGATTACGCTGTTACATAATGACGGTTCGGGTACTGGAACAAAAGACACGATAACAGGACAGCCTACCTTGGCTGCAAACCAAGGATATAGGGCATATTTGTATTGTAAGCCAAATGAAAATGTTATGTATTGGCGATTAGATAACCTAAATACCGGAACGCTTATAAACGAGGGTAGTGTATCGTCTGATTTGCCGGTAAATACTACATTCCTATGCTTCCAAGCCATTAAGAGCAACGGATCTAATACATTAGTTAACGCTGCTCGTATAGGAGTGGGACAAACATATATAAGAGCGCAATCATGACACACGATATAAACGGAAACACAGTAACAGTTGACCTAACTACCAAGCCAGTAGGGAAGGTTTTGACTAAAGAGGAAGCGGACAAGCTAAAAAAGAAATTAGAGGCTAAAAAAGATAAAATAGTACGAAAATGAGTCAAATATTTTGCCACGAATTAAACAAGTCCTTTGAAAATAAAGAGGCTATGTTATTGGATTTAAAGAAACATGAATCCGATATATTGGCGTTTAAAAAGGCTAATGTTTATAAATCACACGAAAAGGGGCAATTTTCGCCAAATAAAGGGCTAGATGTAACTAAGTTAGACGAAAGCGTAAAGGCTTCATTTAACATGAAAGAGGGATATTTTTATCCTGTAATTAATACAACTAACTATATGGATAGTCATGGGGATGTTCATTTCCCTAATTTATGGAATAAAAGCCTAAAGGATAACGAAGGTGGAATTTATTATGTAGCAGACCATGACTTAGGAATTAAATCGGTTATAGCATTCCCTAAAGATGTAAGGGTGTTCACAAAAATGGTTGATTGGGCATTTGTTGGCAAGAATTACGAAGGAAGTACACAGGCATTGATATATGAGATACCTATTGATAAGATTCAGCTAAAAGAGGCTGTAAACGTTATTAATGAGCGAATCGACATACAAAATAGCGTAAGGATGCAGTATGTAAAGGTATTCTTTGCGGCTAATTCGGAACATAAGGACTTGACAGAAAACAGAAAGTTATTTTTTGACTACATAGACCAGATAGCCAATAAAGAGGTAGCAATGGAACAAGGTTACTTCTATGGGGTAACGGAGGCGAAAGTAGTCAAAGAGGGTAGTATGGTATTGTTCGGGTCAAATGATGCCACTCCTATAAGAATTAAAACACCAGAAGCCGAGGTAATCACTTCTGAAAACATAGAGCCGGAGAAATCCACTCAAAGCATTTATGAACTCATATCAAAAAATTATTAATTAAAAGTAAAAAAAATGGAAAAGTATCAAGAAGGGCAAGATGTAAACGGTAGCCCACTAACAAAAGAGCAAGCCGAAGCGTTAAATAAGGTGCAAACGGTGGTAACAGAAGCCACAGCCAACATGATTAGCAAAGAAACAGCAGACCAACAATTAAAAGAGCTTAAGGAAAGCCTTACAACTAAGTTCGAATCCACTATCGAGGATTTGACCTCAAAATTAGTTCATGTAGGAACGGAATTAAGCCATGTTAAAAGAAACGTTGGGAACGGAAGTATCGAAGTACCTAAAACATTCGCGGAGCAAATGAAGGAGCAAATCGAGAAGTCACCTGAACAATGGGAAGCGTTTAAAACCCGTAAGTCAAACGCATTTCAATGGGTATTGAAGGCTTCCGCTAATATGACCACTTCAAACATTAACAGCACTACCAATGTAGTGAGTACCGGTATAGAGCCGGGGTTAATCGGAATTTTAGACGATGAGGATTTCATCATGAGATATTGTGACGTAGGCCGTACCAATAACGCTATTATTAGCTATACTGAAAAACGCAACCGCGATGGGTCAACGGTGTTTATTGCCGAAGCTGCCGCAAAGAACAAGATTGATTTCGATATAGTTAAAACAGAATCGAATGCCCGTAAGGTAGCCGATTATATCACCGTGTCAGAGGAAATGTTAACAGATGTGGACTTCATGGCTGCTGAAATCAGAAATGAATTAGTCTATCAAGTAATGAAAGCCGCTAACGCTGGTATATTATCCGGTGATGGTAACGCCCCTAATTTATCAGGATTGACCACAATTGCGCCTCCATACTCCCTTACAACGGTTTTAACCACAACTCCTAACAATTACGATTGCTTAGCAGCTATGGCGGCTCAAATCCGTACCAATAACGGTAAGGCTACCCATGTATTCATTAACCCAATTGATGCTGCTAACTTGAAGATTAGCAAAGGAACCACGGGTTATTATGTCGTAGTAAATGGGGAATTAGTATCATTGCCTTATATGGTTATTGAAAATAATCAAATCCCGGTAGGTTTTCTATTAATGGGTGATATGAGGAAGTCAAAGGTTAGAATATTAGAGGATATTAGGGTGGAGAGTGCTTGGAATAGTGACGATTTTGTGAAAAATAATGTTACTGTTCGAGGGGAAATGAGATTACACCACTATGTACCTGTTAATCACCGTCCTGCATTTGTATACGATGCAATTGCTGACATCTTAACAGCTATCACGGCATAAATTTAATTATAAACCTTAAAAAATAAATACATCATGTCAAAAGAAAAAAGCGTAATTATTGAAGAACCAGTTGAACAAGTTGAAACAGAACTAACCCATGTTAAGGGTGAAAAGAGCACATTGGTAACCACTACCGAAAAAGCTCCGTATCACAAACCTAACGCGGACATTTATGTAACTCCATTGTTGGCTGAAAAAATGATAAAAAACGGCTGGGCAAAGGCTAAAAATAAGTAGTAACCAATGGCATTTGATTTCATATTACCCGATTATTTCAGAATTAACCTTAGTTTATCTGACACAGGCACGTCAACCGCTGAAGGTTTGAGTTTGCAAGAACATATCGACAAGTACACTCCCGTTTATCTTGAAACCATATTGGGTTACAGGCTAGCGGCTAGGGTAATTGCGGTAATGGACTTGTACGACCCACAGAACCCAACGGCAACGGCAGTAGAATATAGACGGTTGGTTTTTGGTAACACCTATTCGCATGAAAGCGATGAGCAGACGTATAAATGGGAGGGCCTAACAACCCACTTAGATACGGATGGTGTAATATCCGGTAAGTTGATTTCGCCAATTGCAAACTTTGTGTATTGCTTGAAGTTGCGCCACAACGCGAGTACTACCGTAGGGAATGGACAGGTTATACCTAAATACGAAAATGGTATGACCTTGTCCTCCTACAACAAGATAGTAGACGCTTGGAACGAGATGGTAGATTATAACATCCACTTACATAATTATATTGATGCAAACGCCACGGATTATGCTGATTATGATTACATAGGGATTCAGTACCCTCCGGCTTTAAGCATGTACAACAACTTAGCACCAAACCAACAGTTATTCCGAAAACTCAATAAACTAGGTATCTAATGTCAACAAGCTATACAGCCCTACCACCAGACCTACCGGAAATATTCACGGATATTGTCGCATTAACTAATGACGGAATGAGTGGTATAGTACAGGGGTATGGGTATAATGGGGTGTATTTCTTTCACGACACTTGGATTAAGTTAATGGAGCGATTCACGGAAGCTAATAAGGTAAAGAACACTAGGGAGGCTAAATTCCCCGCTATATGCTTAATTCATAATTATGAGGAGGTGATGCGAAGGGATGAAACATACTACCAAGTGAGGTTAGACTTCGTAATAGTTGTTCCGACTAAGAATACCTATTTTGCGGATGAACGTTTTGAGAGGAATTACCGACCAATGTTACATAAAATCTATGCGGAATTTATGTATCATGTTACTAAAAGTGGGTCATTTGTTGGAAGTGCTAAAGGGTATTACCCCCACACGAAGATAGATGACATACACATGGGTAATAATGGGGATTCTTATAAGTTGCCAGACATTGTAGACGGTGTTTATATAAAAGGTTTAGAATTGAATGTAAAAGAAAAAAACTTGTATTGTTAAAAAATTAAATAATTAAAAAATGGCAAATATTGTAATGGGCCAAGTCGACTGCCTAAAGAGTGTGAACAACACAGGGGCAGCTAAATGCCCTTTCGACATTGAGCAAATTGTAGGGGCTATTCATGTCCCTAAAGGCTCAAAACTAACAGCAGCGGAAATGTTGGTGTTAAAGACCACCATTGATGCCAATATCCAAATGGTATCAAAGGCTGGTAGATGGTTCCCTGTTCAAACATTCGTAAACGTGGAGGATAAGTCTTCGGAGTTACAAATGGAAACTACTGGATATGGTGGAACTAGAATAGGGCCGGATGGTAAGTACCATTGGGTATTCGAACATGACGGCAAGTTAAGTGGGCACAAGCAATTGTATAGCTTCCATAATATGCAATCCGATTATGAGGTTTACTTCATTGATGGTAAAATCTTCGGCAATGGGGCTATCATTGGGGTAGACAAGGGAGATGGCAACTTATACCCTTTCCCTGTTGAAATGATGTATTGCCCGTTGTATAAAATTGGTGGGGCTGCTGGTAGTAAGGCTTCGATAGGTTATCAATTGTTGAATAGTGATGATTTGAATGTTAACGCTAAATTCGTACCATTACCATCTACTATGCGCCCTTCTACCATTGTAGGGTTGGAACAAACCTATTTGGCTATGACTTCGGCCACGTTGTCTAGTACTGGTGCTTGTACCCTTGAATTAAGAGGAGATACAACTAACTTGTACGACCGGTATAGTACAAATTTCGCTGCTATTATCAAGGCTTACAATAGCACTACTGGGGCTGCTATTACAATTACTTCCACAACTCCCAACGCGGTAGCTAAGAACTTCGCTATGGACTTGGATAGTGCTGATACAGATTGGCCAGCTTCAGCAGGTGGAGAGGTGAAGTTTGTATTCGGAGACATGGATGACATTATAGCGGAAGACATATACGGATTATCGGATTGCGAACTTGTAGTAGCTAGAGCGTAAACGGTATGAGGATTCAACGTATAAAAATAGGGAAATCTTATGTAGACCTTGATTGGTTAAAACGTCAAAAGTCTTTAACGGATGTTATTGCACGATTTAACGGTAGCATAAACGAATCACTTGTAAAGGAGGTTTGGGAAACTATACACGGCAAGGAGCAAAAGGATGAACCT